AAAGATCTATTTATAAATAATAAAGATCTATTTATAAATAATAAAGATCTATTTATAAATAATAAAGATCTATTTATAAATAATAAAGATCTATTTATAAATAATAAAGATCTATTTATAAATAATAAAGATCTATTTATAAATAATAAAGATCTATTAGATGAATTAAGATATTCAATTTTTAATCGATAAGTTCATAATGATTCAATGTGAATGATCTTTCTATTTTTAATAATTTTTGAAGTTGTTCTGTAAAAGAAATAACTAAATCTTTAGTTTTATAAAGACCTAATTCTTGTAAGCACATTAGATATGTTTGATCTCTTTCACAAAATAAGAACATTGCATTAGAATCAGTTTCTGTTATATAAAAATGTAATTTTTTTTTAATTTTCTCAAGTTTTCTATAATATACAGGAAAAACAATATTTTGTTCTTTAAAGAATTCTTTAATATTTTTTTGTTCATTTATATTTTTTTGTTCATTTATATTTTCTTCATTATAGTCATTCATATTAAATAAAGTATAAACATTTATCATTCGAGTATCGCTGTTTCTATTACAAGCAATTATATATTCTTCTGTAATTTCGTCAGTTAAATATATAAGAATTGACATTTAGGTTTAAATGTTTAATTTTAAATTAGTCATTTTTAATGTTTTATACTTAATTTGTTTATATTTAATCGCATATATATAATTGACTAATATATATTAAAAATATTTATATGATCATTGCAATAAATAATATTATAATAATATTATTGGATAATCTTAATAATAAAAACATTATTGATAAGAAAATTACTGTTATTGCCATATAAATCATTAAATTCTAAGTATAATTCTTAATATTTCCTTTGTAAATATAAGTAAAATATAATCCAATTAATGATAATATAGGTAATGCGGGTATAATAGCACATAATCTATTGTCTTTGTTTTTTGCTAAATAGTCTAATAATACAATTAGGATACCACCAATTATGAATTTTATAATTAACAGTAAATATTTGGCATCAATATTTCTGTAAATATCGAAGGATTTAATGATAATGAAGACCAATCAATTTTATCTTGATTTTCTTTTAATATATTGATTGCATTAATATTTACAGATAATGCAGACCAATCTAAATTATCATTAATTGAAATAAATAAACAACAGTTAGTATAATCGATAATAATCTTAGGATCTTTATCTTTTAATTGTAATTTATAATAATTAACAGTTTTACAAAGTTCTTCAATAGTATTATTTTTAGTAATTTTTATTTTTAAAATTAATCGTTCTTTCATTTTAATTTTAGTTTTCAATAATTTTATAGCATTAATATTATTTGATAATTGTTTCCAACATATTTTATTATCTTGTAAATTAATATATTCATCAATATCAATATTACTTTCATATTTTAATCTATTTTCAATCATATGAATTGCATTAATATTTTGTGATATATACTCCCAATTTATTATATTAGGGTCTTGATTTAAAATATTTATAGCATTTATATTTGTTGATAATAAATGTTTTGAAATTTGTGATTTTGGATTATATTCTATTAAATCATAATTATTTGCAATTTCTTCTAATCTTTTAGAAATTAATAGATCAATTGCATTTTTATTTTTTGATAATAAAGTCCAATGAATTTTATCTCTATGTTCTTTTAATAATTCAATTGCATTTATATTTGTAGATAAATTATTAAAACATATTTTATTTGTATAATTTAAATTAGTGTATTCTTCTTCTGATAATTTATGTTCTTCTTTAATTTTATCTTTAATTAATTCTATAGCATTTTCATTAGAAACTAATCTGTTATAATTAATTTTATCTTTATTATCTTTTAATAATTCAATTGCATTTGGATTTAAAGATAAATTATACCAATATATTTTATCTTTATTTTCTTTTAATAAATCAATTGCATTTGGATTAATTGATAAATATTTCCAATTTATTTTATCTTTATTTTCTTTTAATAAATCAATTGCACTTGGATTAATTGATAACATATCCCAATCTAAATTTTTTATATTTATCCAATTAATTAAAGTTTTCTTTTTTGAAAAACTATTCCAATACAATGTTAATATTATTTCAATTATATTTAAATCTAATAATAATATTTTTTTTAAAAGTATTTTAACAACATTAAATTGTTCTATTATTCTACAATTATCCATATTAAAGTTTAGTAATAGTTTTTATCATTTTTTAAATAAAAATAAAAAGTAATAATCTTTACTATAGGTTTTGTTGTTATTGCCACCGATGGGACTCGAACCCATGCGGAGATACTCCAAAAGATCTTAAGTCTTTCCCCTTAGACCAACTCGGGCACAGTGGCATCAAAACCTATAATAAATAGAAAAATAATAAAAACTTGTAGGATAACTACAAGTTATATAAGATATATAACTTATCTTTATATGCTTTTCAAATTAATTGAATACCATTTGAATCTATATTACCTTGAATATTTTGAAGTTGTTTAATGTTTAAAATAGGTTTTCCATATGTTTGTGGAAATTTAGGAAACATTTTAACTTTATGTGGATAATGCGTTGTCATTCTATTATTTGCGAATACTAATTTTCTTTTATCTAATTGTTTTTTTGTTGCAAAATTACGTGGAACCATACAAATATATACAACACATCGATAATTAAAATTATCAACTTTTTCTACTGGATTACCATAATGAACAGTTCTACTATCCCAAAATACCCCATATCCTTTAGGACATTTAATATATTTGATATTACAATTATTTTTAATATAAAAGTTTATTTCATTTTCATTTAATTTATACCAATCTTTTATATCTAATATATTAAATTCTTGTTGTAATTTTTTATGAAAATGATGACTACCTTCAAGTATAACTAATGTAGCATCTCCTTCATTTGTATCATATGCATTAACCCAACTTTGAATACATTCAAAATCATTTCTTGTATAACTTTGATCAACGTGAAACCATGAATTATTTTTACGAATTGGTTTATCTAATATATAAATACTTACACCATCAAAACTAACAATAAGATCATCAGTATCCCATATATGTTTAAATATATTTATTATTTTAGGATTTTGTCTAACATTCCATGCTAATTTAGAATGTCCTACTTTCCAATGTTGTAATAACATCTTATGTGATGGAAACAAATGAACTATTTGTTTATAAGTTTCTTTGTTGTTTCTATCAATTGGAATATCAAAATCAGATGTTAAGTATTCTAATAAATCCCATTTATCATTTATCATTTTATTGCATTCTTCTTCATTTAACAGAGGTATTATAGCAACTCCATATTTATTTAAAGTTTCTTTAATAGTAGAATAATTTGATAAGTATTTTTCAAATTCGTATTGATTCATATGAATATGAAATAAAAAATAAATCATTTTTACATACCAAACATTTTATCATAATTGTAATCATCATTAGAACTCTCATAATAATCCCAGGTAAAATATTCCATATCATCTTCTATTTCAATTTTATTTAATCTTATTTCAATTATAGTTAATATAATATTATCATCTAATATATCAAAATATAACATTACGTCATTTTAATATATTAAAATATCTTTATATCCTTTTATATCAAAATCATAATATTTTTATTTAATAACTGTCTATAATATTTTACACATATTTTCAATTCTTTAATTTTTCTAGTAATTTTATACGTTTATCTTTTAATTTTCTAATATTACTTTTCAATATTTTTATAGGTCTTAATGAATCAATTTTTGAAAACTTTATTTTCTTTTCATTTAAATCTTTAATTATATTTGTAATATTTTTTATATCATATTGTATTTCGGATTCGCAAACATTTTCATAATTATATATTCCACTATTAAATTCTGCTATTTTTCTTTTAATTCTTTCTATTGATTCAAAATATGATCTTGATGAACTTTTGTATATTTTTATCATTAATTTAATTAATATTTATCTAATCCTGATTTTAATAATTCACGAATATCTAACAATATATCTCTAATACTTTCTTCATTTGATAATGATTCTTCTGTTATATTTAATTGATTTAAAGCTATTTTAGCCGCTTCTTGTTTTGCAGTTTTTTTATTTTGTTGTTCCAAAGACCATTCATATTCTTTTCCATTAATAATTACACGCGATAAAAATAATTTATTATTTGTTTCTTTTTCTTCATAATTTATAGTTAATTTATTACGATCTATATAAGTTTTTAATTGTTGTTGATAACTCATTATGATTTAATTATTTATATTTTCTTATATAAATGTTTGATTGTAATTGCGAAAAATGTTCTAAACTAAAACTTATTCATTCTAAAAGAATTAAAATTGATAACAATAAAATGGCTAATTTTCTTACTAAGTTTCAAAAAATTGATAAATTATATACATAATCAAATAATGAATAATCCTTATTTTTTTAAAAAATTAACATTTAATGAAGGATCTTTTGATAATTCTATAGATGCTACATATATTATCCATCTTGAAGGTAGTCAACAAAGATATGAAAATATTCTTTATCAATTAACTAAATTTGTTCCTACTAAAACTGTCTATATTTTATTTAACAAAGGTATGAAATATAAATCATCGTATATTAATACTACAGCTAAAGATCTTGTTGATTGCTATATTGCTATCTTCAAACATAATGTTAAAAATAATATTTTAGTATTAGAAGATGATTTCATTTGGTTATCAAATATAAATTATCATCATAATCATATTAATGATTTTTGTTATAAAAATAATAATACGAATTTTAGTTTTTATTTAGGAACATTTCCATTTTTATTCATTCCCGAATCTTATTATATATATCAAGGTATCTTTAACATCTTTACACATTCTATTATTTATTCTAAATCTTTACAATTAAAAATATTAGATTACAATTATAAAACGATCACAGATTGGGATATATTTATGAATACTTTTATTACAAATAAATATTATTTTTATAAACCTTTATGTGGTCAAACTTTTATGAAAACTGAGAATTCAAAAACGTGGTTTGTTTATAATACACCGTTATATGATCTATTTTTTAGTATTAATTATTTTTTTTATAGTAATATTTACCCAGAACAATTATTCAATTTCTTTTATTTAATATCTTATATTATTGTTATTATCATTCTATTTTGTATATATTACAATAAAAATATAATTCCTTATATACCATATAAAGGAATTTTATTTTTATTATAATTCCTTATATACCATATAAAGGATTATAATTCCTTATAATTCCTTATAATTCCTTATAATTCCTTATAATTCCTTATAATTCCTTATAATTCCTTATAATTCCTTATAATTCCTTATAATTCCTTATAATTCCTTATATACCATATAAAG